TCTAGCATTTCCAGAGCAAGGGCCTACCGTGCCCCCTTCTTATCAGAAGGGAGCCACCCATCGTAGTTTGGTGCCGACGACTACGGGACGTCCAGAACGTTCCAAATGTTGCGGATCCTCCTGCAAAACAGGAGAAGCCAAACACTTGTATAAGGCCGGAATACCAGAGATCGAAGGACCTTTGATAACCGGTCGCAAAGCATATGCTCTGACTCTAGGAGCATACGTTCGCTCGTCCATCTTTTCTGTCACGTAAGGCAGGAAAGATAGACGACCTATACCAGGTGAAGTTGGTTCGACGATTGGGTAATGTCCCTTTAAAAGGACAGAAATCCGCTCATCTAGCCAACTGGCCGTCTTCCACATACCGCGCAAGTACAGGCGGTTACGGAATTCAACCAGAGCCTTCACTTTGGTTCCGTCCTTCCGTGATTGAGGAAATTCCTTTTTAAACCGAACAGGAGTAACATCCTGCCCGGCATAGAAATCTCCTCCACAAGACTCTCGGAACTTGCCGTTCCAAAAAGACTTGCGATCGTTAACCTTGAAGCCGAACGCCTCAAGATGATCGATCACGGAAATGACACAGTCCGTGGGGACAATGATATCGTCCCCATAGACGCGCACTTTACCACGGAGCTCGTTCAAAAAGCTCCGCGTGAGTGGTCTACCCCTTGCGTTTGAAATCCCCATAAGAACGATGACAAGAAAAACCATCGCCTCGAAGGGGAAGCAAAGGGCGGAACCCATAGACGCGAATTTCCGTAGATTGGGAATGCATAACCCCAATTCGGAAATCTCTGCTCTGCGACTTCTAGTAGCGTCCACCGCGGCATATAACCACGGGTGATGCTCCAAAAGTTGCTTTACAAGCAGATACGGAACACGGTCGCTAGCTTCTTTGAGATCCAAAGTAGCCAACTGACCAGTTAGGGAACCTTCACAAGCCAAATCCCTATTAGGGACCTGGTCTGTGAATCCAAGGAAACTAGAACATAGTTCCTCTGGGTCTTCTAACTCTAGGACTAAACGACGGAGAATGCCCTGCTGCATAAACTGCATGTAGGACGGCTCCATCGCTATCACCCTAGGGCTTCGTAGCGTTTTAGGAACAGAGATCACCTTAACAGGCATCTCTTCTCCAGGTTCAAGGAACTTGATCTGGTCTTGGAAGTAGAAGTACTTCCAACCTGGTAGACAAAATTCCGAGTAAGGAAAGATGCTTTCCAGGCGTTGAGTCCATTGCGGCATTCTGAACTTGTTGTTCCCAACAAGCCCATCTGCCGTAGACCCAGGACCATGAGCAGGCTGAATATCACCACTATAGATATAGCTATCCATAGTAGTGAGAACATCAGCAAAAAGCAGCCGGGAGGTCCTGTGGAAACTCTGTAAGAGTTCCCGCGAGACCGTACTTTCCCATGCTTCAAGTTCCTTCTCACATTCTACGTAGGCCTGCATCGCGCGAACTACACGTGAATCACTACACGGTAGTTCGATCTTTGCAAACAGGTTAGTTAACTGCCTGATCGCGAAGATGCAATCGATGCTAGGCATCGGTAGAAGTTGACCACTCACCTTATCAAACACTTGACACATGAAACCCTGTAGGAATACAGGGACCATGTAGGTGTTCGGACCACTTCGAGAAAACTTGAAGGGTCTAAACTCCCGGAGGTCAACATAACCTCGGTCTAGAGCTTTTTCAAACTCTTTTCCGAAGTCGGGAAGGGTTATCGTTAGGAACGAAAACCCTTCGTGTTTGACGCGACGCCTGACAGTTTTAATGTCAGACGTAGTGCAAGTGTGGCACCACTCCGCCAATTCTTCAGCGGAGATGCACCATAGATCTATCAGGCTTTTCATGCTTCCTCAATTCATCATTGGGGTGTTGCATCCTTAGTCACAATAGATCTGCATCTCTTACGAGGACAGCCGTAAAGACTGCATCCGCTATCAGAACTAATTACTCAGTTCTGACCCTGGACAAGCTTCAGGGCATTCGCGTTCGTGGAGGCCGTGAGCCACGCAGTAAGCGCGTTCACGGAAAGCACTGCAGTAGCGGGATCTACGATCCCGTTAGTAGCAGGCGTATCCACGACAAGGTACACAGACGTCGACTCATAAGCCGACGACCCGGTCACGAAAGGACTGGGGTTAACCAGCCCCACGTTCAAACGCGCCATACGGCGCGTTCGACGACCGTACTGGTGACTCAGCTCCAAAGCGAAGTCTGAACCACCGGTACCTGTAGCGTAGAAACGTCCGGAGTTAACTCCAGACGAAACACGCACCAGGCTCTGTGCAACCGCGTTATATGTAACGGATTGCGGATCGGCAAACGCCATGTGACAGATCTCCTAGTGAGTGATGTCATATCTGACATCGTGATGGTTCTGGAGGCTTATGACGCTCCAGTTCGCCATTCACTACCAGTGGCTAACGCCAACGGCAGCAAGGATCGCCTTCTGCTGGAGGTTTAATCCAGTATAAGACAATCCAAATCCGTACGGTGTCGCGGGAAATCGCATCTTCCACTCTTCTAACTGAGTGAATTGCAGCCCGGAAACCAGTGAGTTTCCACCGGCAGTCCAGACTGCTTGTTGCTTTTTATGGGTCATGATATACCCATAAAGAAGATGCAAACCATCGTGGGAAAATGCTCCGACGTTGTGTAACACATCGCCGAAGTTAAAAGCCCAATCGACGGCCCACGACCACGGGGCAGCGTCCCAAACAATCTCAGGCGTGATTTCATTCACGCCTAAGCCCAATATTCTATTGGCATAATCTGCATGCTTTTGCAGTGCAGACATGTTGTTACGGGAAACGGGTAAGAAGTATTCAAAACACCCCTTAAACCAAACATCTGTAGTGCTAATAGCACTATAGCTGTTCGCTGTCCCTTGCGTGCAAAGTGACGCTAAGGTTCCATCTACAGAATAGATGGTTAAGCCCCTTGGCGCCAAATCGAACGTTGATGATTGCGGGAATGCATATCCGACGCGGGTTTTCTTACCGTTGCCGGCGTCCAAGTCAGCCAAGATCTGGTGACTATTCTTGACAGCCTTCATAGAATCAAGGATGTCTTGAACAAATGGACGCCAACCGAATTCCAGGTTTAGGTATTCACTACCAAGGCCCTTGAAGAATTTCGTCTTCTCGCGCCAAAGAGCGGAACCTACCATCTTTGGGATGGCCTGGACGCCGACAGACTGAGCGATTGAATCGGTCAGGTTGACGGCGGGATCGGTTGGAATAGTTCGCGCAATTGCGGTAGCACCTTGCGAAAACATCGTCGTCTGAGAAGGCGACGAAAGAGAACCAAGAATGCCAGTACTCGGATGCACGCATATTTGCGAGCCCCTCATATTGGCTTTGGTCTCTATCGCAAAGTTAACGGTGCCGTTTGTCCTATGAAGGATCATCGGTCCACCGCAGTCCGATCTACCGAGTTGACGAAGGTCATGTCCAAAGGACTGTATTCCTTCAGATCCCCCGGTACGAGGGACGTTACCGTAAGAGACAACCCCAGAGTGAACCTGTTTGGCCACTTGGGGTTTAATGATCCGTTGACGTACTCGCTTGTTAGCAACAGGCTGGTACATGGATCATCCTCTCATCAAATTATACGGATCGCGCGGAGTTCTTTCCACACTTGTGTGGTGGAGACCCATAAACATTCTGCACCTTAAAGTGACTACAGACTAGGAAAGGCTGTAGGACCCTTCCCTACGGGGAAAGTGGCCTATAGTCACTAGTACGTACACAAGAGGTTCAGAGGGGT